ACGGACGGAAGTTCTCGTTCTCGTCTTCCGTTCCCGGAGCGAAGGGCAGGCGTGAATGTCAGAAGAAGTACGATGCCTGGTATTTCGGTGAAGGCTCCGGAGAGAAGACGGTCGGCACGGTGGCTGCTGAGTATCTCGAAGATCTGAAAGCAAGGCGCGGTGAAACCTCCGGTTCTTACTTTCAAGCGAGTGCTTATATACGGCTCTACATAGCCCCTAAATTAGCGAGTAAGAAAATATGTAAAGTTAGTAGTCGAGAGTGGCAGAACCTCATTAACGACGCACACAGCGCGTCAGGGAAGCCGTTATCACATAAGACACTCTCCAACCTACGCTCGATCATCATGGGGATCGTCAAATTCGGTTATGCCGATTATCAATGCGAGCTCCTGAGATCGAATCTGTATATCCCTCAAGGCCGTGAGAAGAAGGAGAAGGAGATACTTCAGCTCGATGATGTTCAAAGACTATTCGAACCATCCGATGAATGGTTCCATCCGGCTTTCTGTCTCGCGATCCTGACAGGACTTCGCCCGGGAGAGCTGCTGGGACTCAAGACTTCCGACATCCACGGCGACCATATATCCATCCAGCGCGCGATAAATGACCGGGGATATATCACCGATGGAAAGAATAAGAACGCGCGCAGGATCATCCCGATCGGCAGGCTCGCGTCCGTGATCTTGAATGATACCGTCGAACGGAACAAGGAACTCAAACTTCACACGGACTGGATATTCTGTTCTCGCGATGGATCCAACGGAACACAGATCGCCATGAGGAAGTCGTGGAACAGGCTCAAGGAAGAGCGGAACCTTCCAGGCACACCGTACTCACTCCGTCACACCTTCATCTCGCTGATGAAGAATGTCATGCCGGAGCAGATGGTCAAGGATATCGTCGGACACTCCGCATCCATGCCGACGTTCGAAGTCTATGGTCACATCCTTGACGGTGAATCGAGACGAGCTGCGGAGATAGTCGATTTGACCTTTTCAGACAGATTTGCCCAAAGTTTGCCCAAAGAAGCAAACGAAAAGCCTTGAAATCCTTATGGCTCAAGGCTTTGCACTGGTGGAAACTGTGGGGTTTGAACCCACTTATGTATGTTCAGCCATGAACAAAAATGCCGTATTTTCTATGGTTTGCGGACTTGAGACACCTGACTGTTTTCCACTTGCGGACATATTTTGCCCAAAGATTTGCCCAAAGACTTCTGCGGTATTTTGCAATTTCAGGCAATAAAAAAGTCCTTCCCCGAGCGGCAAGGGAAGGACTGCGTCAATAACTATATATTGGAGGATTGTATGCTTGATTGTGGTTATATAGAAAGGGGGCTGCCGCTCTTGACAATCAATAATCAGCTTTGAGGATTTTGTCCCAGGTCTTCTTCCCGACAATGCCGTCAGGATTGAGACCGACTGACTTCTGGAAATTTCGAACCGCATAGTCCGTGTTGCTCCCGAAATCATGGTCAGTGTTCAGAGACTTGCCATTCTTGCCGACGAAGCCCAGAGCATTGAGAAGAGCCTGAAGAGTTCCGACTTCTGCGCAGTTTGAGCCGGACTGTATCTGTGTCATTTCAATATTCACTTTGACCACCTCATTGTCTTTCTTGGAATATCTGAGAACATAGTCCCAGCCTTTGCGATATACATAGTAATTCGAGACCGCAATCTCTTTTCCTGTCTGGTCGCCGTCCTTCCCGTTGTAGATGCCACCCTTCTCGTTGGAAGAAGCCTGCACGACCTTGTTGTCACCGATGAACATGGCAGTGTGGTGCTTCTCGTTCAGAAGGACATCACCCTTCAGGAGAACTCCGACCGAGCCAAACGGGATAGCTTTGAACCCGCATTTCTCGAATGCAGCTCTCATGTTCCCTGTGTAAGTCGCGCCAGCTTTTTTGACAGGAACACCAGCCTGCTCCCATGAAGATATGATGAGAGAAGAACAGTCGTAGTCAGGTCCCCAGCGCCCAATCTGGTCATATCCGTGGGAATCATCGTTCGCGATTCCGACCGCATAATTGACAGCCGAGTTGATTGTTTCAAGATAGGTCATCGTTTCCATTCTCCCTTCTCGAGTAGTTCCTTGTATGTCTGCTTGATATGGTCAGCTGCGAGGACCGCGTAATTGTTTTTGAAATCAGGATGTTCTTGACAGTACGCCTCATAGGTGTCTATGTCCTGTAATTGCTGACTGAAATATTCCTTCGAGTGCTCGATGCCGTTGATAAGCTCGTCATCGAAGCGGAGGATATGAGTTCTCGCAAGTATAGCCTGATTGCGGTCCACCTTGTCGGATAAAGTTTCGATAGCGCTCTCAATCTTCTTGAACGATGCGCTTTGGTTATCCTTGCGGACTATAAGGAACTGAACAAATTGCCAAATGGCTGAAGCCGTGATTATCGCCACGGCTCCCGCCAAAAGAGTGTCATTCACCTATATGCCCTCCGTCAGCCAATCCTTCACCTATCACGAAAGCGATAACCGATGCCCCCGCCATGATGAGTGCGGAAACCTTCTCGGCTTTCTCCGCATCGCCTGTGAAGTAAACAATCAGCATGGTCACGAAAGATGCGACAGCCAACCAAAACTTCCTCGATGTGAGCTTCCTTTTCCAATCAATCTTCATATTTATTCCTCACTTCCTCGTGTATTTACATTCTGTAATATCGCCCACATCAGCGAAAATGACATTCTCACCGATGAGAGTTGTTATCTGTGTCGGTGTCAACTGCACTTCGATAGGATTGGCAAGTTCATAGACAACTTTTAGATTATTCGAGTTAAGCCATGTTTTCCACGCCTGCAAATCCAATTCAGCCGTTGAAGGTCTTACTTGAATAAATTTTGATGTGTTATATATTCCAATATAATCAACTGTCGGCGCACGATGTGGATTTTCAAACTCATTAGCAATAATTGTATCTTGAATCATGGCATTAACACCAATTTCGATATAATAATTATTTCCTGTCGATGAAATTCGCCAATCTTCACTTCCGTTATAAATTCGATACGCATGCGTAATACTCAATTTCCCTGTCAAAACATCAAGATTAGCAGAATATACTGTCTGACCGAAAGTAATCGGATAGGTGTTGCCTGTGTATGGCTCGTAGGGTGTGGCGGTGTTGCCGTGTTCAAACTGAATATCATAAGATGAACTTCTGAACGACAGTCTAACAAATTTACAATTTACAGGCGTTGTAAAAGTGAAATTGCTCGTAGGCGATACGCCGAGAAGATTTTTATTTGAATCATAAAAAGCATTATGAGCCATATTGCCACCGGTCGTATTTGGTGTAAAAGTATATACTGTATTAGCCGATACAGGAATATAATCTGATACATTCCAACCTCCTGTATTTTTAATATCGCCACTTGAAGTGATATATGAGCGTTCTGTGATGTTCTGACCACTAAATAAATTCTTCCCTGTCCTCGAAACATTCACGCCCTGCACACCCACTATATCACGGATGTTGTCGGGAGAAGGAGTGCCACTACCTGTCTGTGTTACAGGGATATTCAGTTTCAGAGATACGAGAGGCTGTGACACACTCACTCGGTCGAAATAGGCTATGCCGTTCGAGATCGTGGCGTCGCGGACGGGGTTGCCGGATGCGTATCGTGAAGCAATCTTCAGCCAGACGAGTTCTTCCGCCCCAGGTGATGCGAAGTTGAGGTCAGGACGCAAAGCCTTGGCAAGAATGATTGTTTTTGTATTAAACATATATCAAGCCTCCAGCCAATGCCATGCACCTTCTGAGTCACAGATAGCCACATCGCCGTCTGCCGTGACAGCGGTGGAGCCACCCTCGAGCTTGTAATCGTCAGCAAACTCCATTTCGTCGGTGAGGTCGGTCTTCTCGTCAGCATACAAGCTCGCGAGCATCTTCTTCTCATCCTCTTCCTGTCTCCAAATTCGTGTGATAACAACTGCCATTTTCTTGATCTCCTTTGTATTTTAATTTTCTGTTATTTCATAGATTAAGGTCATTGTGTGGTTCAGGTTCTTATCAACGAAGTCCACACTGTTCAAGTTATAAACTGTCGATACCCATGGGAAGAACGCATCCAGGGAACAGGTCCAGTTCGCAGCTGCGGGCCTGTTGGAGTCCATCTTCATGATATTCGTTCCATACAGATCACCACTGTGGATGCCCTGAAGCAGATTGCCCTGCACATGGTAATCATTCAGATTCGTTCTATACCATTTATCGTTGTGCCAGTAGAGTGCCGATGTGCCGTTTCTCAACGCCTTGTAGCGGTCTCCGTTCGGAAGACCTATCCACACTCCGTTCTTGTCTGAAGCAATCGGATCGTCACAAACTTCAGTCCATGACGAATCTGAAAGACCGCACTGAACGACTTTCAGCACGGAATTGACTTCTGCGACTGCATACAGATACGGAACTCCGTTATCGTATTCGATCCACATTCCGTCCTTTACATTCGTGGTGAAATCGACCAGGCTCCCCGCCCAGGTCGGGAAAGTTAAATCGGTGTAAGTCCTTGAATAAGTCGTGACCAGTGTGAAGTCTGATGGATCAATCACATAGTCAACAAGCTGATTGGATCCGACATTCACAAAGATATAGTGAAGCAGATTTCCGACATACACGACTGTCGTGTTCTCGAAAATGTGTCTTTCTGACATGGCATAAGGAATACCACTCTCCATACTGATGATATGAGTGCTTCCTATCTGTTCCCGGATATCGAGGGAAGCTCCGGTCAGATGCAGAATCTTCGTGTTGAGTGCATACTCTTCAATCTTGATCTCACCCTCTGTCGTGTCGCCTTCATACCAAACCTTGTACCCAATCTCTCGTTCGTAGTCGATGACGGTCAGCTTCATAAGGTCATTCGACATCGCGACAGTTCCGTTTGAAAGCGACTCGTTCGCGAAAGTCATGGGAAGAGTCGGATCGTCTTCATAGTCGAGATTGCCTGCGACCTTAAAGTGTACTTTAGCCAGGTTCGGTCTGGTCAAGCACACCGACTCGATGTGTCCGTTGCCGTGGGTTTCGTTCCATCTCCACACGAAGCGGTAGCCGTCTGTTATCGGACCAGTCATGCCCGAAGAGTTATCAGCTGAGCCTCTTCTTAAGTTGTTCCCTGTGTAAGCATCGTTACCCGCTGTGGCGACGATCTCCGCATCACCTGCGACCATTCCAAAAGTGTCGCCTGCTGTCGGGTTCGTCTTATCAGTGAGGATGCAGCCTCCGAACCAGTTCTGTGCAACGGGCATCATCTTCGTTCTGTCCATAATGCCGTTGAAGTCGCCCCTTGAGATAGCCTGAGCAACGAACGGAGTGATGGTGTTCTTTCCTACTATTCTTTTAAGAATGCGGTCCGTCTTCGCGTCACGCAATTCAAGTCTGACTTTTCCTTGAAACACAAGATCACCTCACTTTTAAGTAATTCACATGGCCATCGAACTGATGGTAAGCGATACCGCCATACCATTTGCCTATACAGATATAGTCATTAACAGGAACTTTATCCCAAGCGATTATATGCTGCCATTCCCCTATATGACCTTCTTCCCACTCTACAGGTATTCCCTTTGAATCGGTGCTAACAAGCACCTGCCAATCACCGTTGCCGTCTTTGTATTCGACAACATACTTGCATCCTATTAGGTTTGTAATTCGGATATCGGTATTTCTGTAATCACCGACGAACTGACGAGACGCACCGGACATTTCTCCGATTGCTATGTGTTCAGAATCAGAATCGCTGAAATGAATTCTTCCGACAATATAAACCACAAGGCAATATGAATTGATCGTGATCTGCATCGAGGCATTCATTTTATACGGCTCTGGCTGATAGTAAACACTGCTTTCATCCAACTGAGCGATAAGACCGATGTTGTTATTGTTATCGACAGCTGAAGCATCTGTATCTACATTAAAGAGAATCTGATAAAATCCGTCCATAGTAATATCATCGTCAGGATTGCTCGAAGACAGGTCGAAATCATATAGTTCAAGTCCCCACTCTGACGGTGTCGGCGGAAGATTCCTGTTCGGGTATGCTTTGAAATAAATCATCCTATGATCCTCACTGTGACATTTAGGTCATACGAGAGTTCCGGGAATGTCAGATTGAGGACTCCCGGAACAGCCTGCTCATTAGTCGGATAAACTCCACGCGGAACCGTGAAATACTCGATACAGGAGCCGTCTTTGATATGAGGATCTTGGAAGAGGAGAGAAGTGTTCCCTGCCTCCAAAGTCGCCTGCAACTTCGTAATGCACGAATCAACTATATTTTTTGGAGTCGTGCTATATGAACCATACGCACCGTTGACCAAGTTATCGGTCGCAAGCATTGAGGTCTCGGGATCGAGTGTCCCACTCGGGAGCTGATTTATCTCCACATTTGCCATTATTCATTCCCTCCTGATATAACAATATTGTCACCGCCTGTTGTAGCGATTCCATCACCTGATACAGTCGATAGATAGAAAGTCTCCATGCTCTGCGCTGTGGTGAGTGTCACACTCTCGGTCAGATCCGCATTGAAGACAGGGCCGGAAACGAGAGGCGTGTATTCGTCTGTGAGTGAAAGATATCCGTCTTCTCCGCCTGTGGAAGCATCCATCTTCTGCCCCATTAACAGAGCATGAACATCACCCGCCGCTATAGTCGCGGAACCTGAGTCGATGGAAGCTGCAACCTTGAATCTGTGAACGACTCCCGGAGCAACATTGACGAGCCAGTAGTCTCCCTTGAAGAGATGATATCCATTCTCTCCGTAAGTATTGATAGGTTCATACTCGATCAAACCGCCGTCATAGTAGTAGTGCAGTTTGACCTTCTGCGTGGAGCCATCAAGAGCTGACAGAATCTTCAGCTCATGCCATAGTGTTACAGTCGTTTGGTCAGCTGTCGCGAAATAGATCTCATATATCTTCTTTTCTGTATGCGACAACGTGATACCATCTGCGTTAATAAACGGATAGTAAGTAATTCCTTGAGACTTGCTGTTCTTCGCGTTTGAAGCGATCTGCTTCTCTTCTTTACTCATTACGGTTGAAGCTGCTGGATTCTCTCCATAGCCTTCGATGACGGTGCAGTCCATCTTGATCGTGTAAGACATGATGACTCCGATAGAATTCGCACCGATACCGCCCGTGAATCGAATCACATCGCCGAGATCATAGGCAGGATTCGGAAGTATTGACACAGAGAATGGTGTCGCGCTGAATGAATCCAGCGAATCAATGACAGCCTGTCTCTGTCTGTCGAGATCTGCATCCTCACCGTACTGCAAGAACGGGTTCGCGCCGATCTTCATAGTCAGTCCGCCACTTCTGGTATTGAAGTAGAGCGAAATGGTGTCATCGACCATATTCTGAACTTCAAGATCTGAATAGAAACTCGTGTAATCAGAGAATGAAGTCGAATATCTCAATTTCGCGGGAATCTCATCAGTGATGACCGATGTGTCCGGCATCGGTCTGAAGACCAGATATCCGGACCTGTCTATCGTGGCGAAGCATCCGACTGCTGCCGCAAGTTGTGACAGCATATCGCGGTAAGTCACAATGGACGAGCCTCCGACAAGTGTCAGAACCTCTGTTCCGTTCGGGAGAGCTTCACATTCTGCCTGTGTCATCCCCAGAGTCGCGCTGCATTCAGTGCAGATCAGGGAGAGTAAGTCGAACAAACTCCCTGCTGTTGTGGTGAATTGAGCCGTTGCGTCAAACTTGCTCATATTGTCGTAAGCGACAACTTTGAGCCCTGCATCGCTCCACACTGCCTGCTCAATCGTGAATACTCCAATCGGAATGTATTCGAAGGTGCTGTCTTCAAGCTCCACACCGAACGAGATCGTGATGGAAAGCCCTCTCCAAGAGCCTCGGATGTTCATAGTGTTGGCGAATGCTTCTGTGAAAGTCAGGTCTAATTCGCCGACATACACACCGCCCAGCTCAATCTCTGTCGCGGGGCAGAACTGATTCTTATAGACGAACGAATTGCGAATAATATCTCCATCGTCGAAGGAAGTGCCTCGGACGGTTCCTGATATCTTATGCGCCCGCGCATTACTTGTGATCGCGGTCAAATAGTCGTTCGATACGGAATACATATCAGTCCTCCAAGTCTTCCAGTTTGAAGCTCACTTTGTAAAATCGGGTTGTTGCAGTCTCAAGGATCAGATCAGCGGAATAGTTCGTCATGAAGCAGTGCCATGTGACAACAGCCCCACTCTCTTCATTCCATCGCTTGCAAGTCAACTTTGAAGCACGGTTGAGTGTGTCAAGTTTGCCCTTCTCGGTGCCGTCACACTTATAAGCCACGGACAGAGAAGGAATGCCTGTTCTTACCACTGCTCGAAGTGTGGTTCCTGCTTCTGAAGTCTTCAGTGAATCGACATTCTTGAAGCTCTCCGAATATTTATCATTCGTCAAATCGAGTGTTATATTGTCGAGTTTTAGTGATATTACATTCGCCATGATTAGTTCCCTCTTCTGTATGTCGCGAGCTGGTCAGCTCTGATGAGGATAGTGTCGAGCCTCTCCTGACCGATATTGACAGGAATGACGATGTTTCCGCCTGTCCCGCTCATATCAGATATCAGCTCCGGTGCAGCCATAGTCGGGAGTGACAGTGTCCTGTTCAGAGTCGCCTCGAGTTCAGGTCCACCATCTTCGATTCCTTCAATGAAGGACCTCATGAGACCTGCGCCACCGTGGACATCCATATCTGAGAGAGGTCCCCTATCAGGGACACTGAAATGGAGATATGAGGCGATTGTCGAAGCAACATCAGAAACCGTGCTTCCCAAGTTACCCAGAAGTGAATTGATTCCATCAATAAGGCTGTCAATTAAATCTGCGCCCCATGAGAATGCGTTTTCTACGAGCTGTGGTCCGAGCTGTCCAAATTCCTCAAGCATGGATGTGATGAGTGTCGGGATCTCAGCGAGAATGGTTGGCGTAGCCTGGATAAGGCCTTCAACGATTCCGAAGAAGAGATCCTGCGCCGCAGCGATGATCTCATCGAGGTGTTCCATTAATGTCTCAGTTATTGTATATATGCACTGAATTACGGCTGGGATGAGCTCCGGAAGGGCGTTGGCGATGCCCTCCGTGACGGCTATGATAATCAAAACTGCCGAATCGATCACGGTTGGCAAATTTTCAATTAAAAATTCGACCAGTCTGACGATGAGGTCTGCCGCTACAGGTGCCAGCTCAGGAAGGACAGCAATTATCCCTTCACAGATGGCGAATAGGACTTCTCCCGCGCCGCTCAGAATGGTTGGCGCATTTGCAATTAAGGCATTCGCCAGAGTGATGATGATCGTTGTCGCTATATCAACCAGTGTAGGAAGATAGGTTGATATCAGGCTCGTGAGCTGTGGAACGATTGTGTCAAACACGGCTCCCATCTGTGTAATATCGCCGTTTGCCGCAAGGATGCCCTGTGTGAACTGACCGAGCAAGTCAACACCGCTGGTCCCCATCTCTGTGAGGATCGGGAGCAATATCGTGCCAAGTGCATTCTGCGCCGCCTGCATTCCTGAATCGAGCTGATGTGTCACATCATCAAAAGCGCCAAATGCTTCGAGTGTATCTCCATCAAGGATTGCACCCGCTTCCTGTGCCTGCTGCGCATATTGTGCCATGCCATCGGATCCAACTGCGATAAGACTGTTCAAGTCCTGTGCTGAACGACCGAAGATCTGCATGGAGAGCGCGTCGCGCTGTGTGTAGTCATCGACCTGACCGAGTGCGTCAATCAACTCCCAGTAAACAGTCTGGGAGTCTCTCAAGTTGCCGTCTGAATCTGTGACCGCAACTCCGAGAGCTGCATAAGCATCGGCGACTGCTCCTGTGCCGTCTGCCGCGCTGTTCATGCTTCGGACATTTCGAGCCATGGAAGAAGTCAAAGTCTCTGTTGAGACATCGACTAATTCAGCCGCATACATATATGCCTGAAGGTCTTCCGTCGCGATATGAGTATTCGTACTCATGGTCAGAACTTCGTCGGCATACGCACCGCCCTGTGCTGTGAAATTAGCCAGGGCTGTCGCGCCTTCCGCAAGTCCGCTTGCTATCTGGGAACCGATGGACAGAGCGATGGAACCCGCACCGAGCAAAGCAGAAGAGAACGCATCGCCAAAGTCCGCACCGCCTGCCGAACCCTGCGATGAAAAATCAACACCGGATAACTCGGAAGCGATCGTCTCCTGCGCGCCTTCCATTGATGGCACTATCGTCACATAGGCTCTCGCGAGTTCAATATTCGCCATATCGAATCAGCTCCTTCTCTTGTAGTTCTTTATCCACTCCCGAAGTTCATTCTTCGGAAGCGCACCCTTGCCAATCTTCTTGGTCTTGGTCTTGCCCTCGCTCCAAGGTCGCGGCATTGGTGTTATCTTTGAGGATTTCTTGTGGCTGAATCCGGCACACAGGTTCGCGTTGATCTGTGACAAAACGTCGAATATATCTGCCAGAAGTGCGTTCGTCCTCAAAGTAGTAGCCCACAGTGCGGTGTCTTCGTGAGTTGATCGCCAAAGTGCCGAATCAAAGTTATTCGGAAGAGCTTTGACGAACGAAGAGAAAGCTCCCATCGACAGGGAGCTTCCAACTTCGCTTAACTCGATACCGGCTGAGGTTATCAAGTCATATTCAATCGCCTCTTTGTGTCCGTTTACGAACTCGCAGAGGCTTGCGATTCCCCCAGGGAGATCCCCTGGAACTTCAGAGCGGCTTCCTGCCATGCGTTGAATAACGCGATCAGGTCTTCCACCGCCCAATCCTTAAATCCTAATCTCTCAAAGACTTCCTTCGGGATGATTGACTCATATATATCAATCAGTTCGCTGAAGACTTTCGAGTTTGCTTCGAGCTTCTCTGAATTGCTCCCGTTGCCTTTGATGACCTCCGTGAGCTTTGTGATATTCGCGAGCTTGTCATATAAACCTGTCGGCATTGATGCTCCCATCGGGAGCGAGATTACTTCGTCGTCTATCTCCACATTGAAATAGACCTTCTTCTTTTTCTGGAACTTGAAAACCTCAGCCATTTTTCCGTATCTCCTTAAATTGTCTGTCCGTCATCGCAAACGAGTGTCCAGTTGCCCTGGATGGTAACTTCCCACTCGATTGCTTCGTCATTCTTGAATGTGACATCGCCAAGCTCACTGATGAGACCATTGGATGTGCCAAGGATCTTCATGTCGTCGCCGTCCTTCATTACGAAAAGGAAAGCAGCAGCGGCAGGCTTGGCATCCGTGTCAATCGTGAGGAGCTTACCATGGTCGGCAGTAGCAGCGGTCTCGGTGACAGAACCGAAGATCGCTGTGAGCGCAGCCTTCGTTGTGTCCATGATCTTAGCTGAAACTGTTGCAGGATCAGCACCGGGAATAACTCTCTTCGGCTGACCTGCCCAGTTCTTGAGTGTGTCGCTGTCGCGAGGTGTAAAGGTGATACCGTCTGCGTCGATATCACCAACTTCTGTCCATGCCGTCAGATCATCACCCGGATATGTGGGGAGAGCTGTGTTGGCAGGTGCAGTGTAAAACATTCCGGAAGCATAACCGCCTCCGAGCTGAACTTCATTTGAAGCCATATCGTTTACCTCCTGTTAATAGTTGTTTTCTCTTGATGTGCTACGATTCTTAATCTGGCGGAGCACATGGCCAGGTCAGGCCTAACAGGATCGCTCCCCCATGAGCCTGATGAATTAACTTCGATAAATCGAATCGCTGTTGTTTGGTCTTTTGCCACTTGTTTCAAAACGCCAATTGCGTTTCTCAGTTGTTCGTCTGCGTCAGCTGGTTCCTTCGCTCTCGAATCAAGAACGACATCGAAAGTGTCGATCGTGTTCGAATCCGTTCCACCGACTCTCTGAACTTCGAGAGACGGCACGGTGAAGTTGGACGGAAGAGGTCGGCAGTAAATAGTGAAGTAGTCAGTTAAAGCCAGTCTGACGATGTTCTCAATATCAATACTTCTCAATATTTCCATATCAATACACCGCCTGACTCAAAACTTTGTCTTCCGCTTCAGCCTGTGCGCTTGCCTCGTCTGTCGTTCCTGCGAACGCGATATAACGAGTTCCCGCCTTGACTGAATGAGCTTGGAAACTATCAAGACCGCTTGCCGAGTTCGCCCGTTCCGCGATCATGGTCGCCTTCTCAGTGACCAGCTGCTCCACTTCGGGAGCGTTGAGGAGCTGACGGAAACCGTCTGAATTGAAGACTAATCTCACACTCATTGGTCAGCCCTCCCATCTGGTCAGATTTAACTGGATATGCGACCTCGTGAAAGCACCGGTCCACACTCGCGGCTCTCCGCTGATCTCGTAGGTGTTACCGTCAAACAGGATGTGATCTCCTGCTTTGACATCTGTTCCTTCAGGAAGATAAGCGGTCCACGCATCGGATATACCAAGAACACGACCGTCAAGTGAAAGTGAAGAAGATGCAGGCTGAACCGAACACCCGTCCACAATGACGGGCTGTGCCGTGTGTTCCCAATCAGGAACGATCGAGCCTCTGACTTCTTTAGTTCCCGGACGAATGATCGTGATGCTCTGTGAACAGAAAGAAGGAAGCATATCAGAACACCCCCTTCACTCTGTAAGTCCCCAATATCTCTTTGCTGTCATCCGGCAGAGCCGTTGATCTCGTGTTCCCTGCCCATGATGAGTTATATGTCACGGACACACCGCCTGCGCTCTCGGAAGTCACTCCGTAAGAACTGGAAACCGCATGGACCACACGGTGCGCGGTTAGCTCTTTGAGCAAGTCCATCTGTGCTTCTGGGAGTCCTGCATTAAACACGATGCGAATCTTCGACTTCCTGTCTATTCCGCCGACATCATAGATGCGAAGCAGTCCGTGTTCGTCGAGATCGTAGCCAGTCACTTCGTCTCCTGTCCATGTGTCGTCTTCCTGTCTCGCATTAAGCAAGATGGATCCAACACCGGTCACGAGTGTCGCCGGAAGCTGAATCAGCAGATCGGGACCGACGAAACAATCACGGATATCGAACACGCGATAAACCATCTCGCAAGCAAGGTTTGGATAAATGTGCCATCCGCAGTAGTTCTGAATGGAACGAGTTGCGGAAGGAATATTTGCTTCAATCCTTGTGTCGCCGTGGAATCTGGAATTAGTAAAAGAATCAAACTCTTGCGCTGTTATGAAATTCGGAAGGCTCTCAGTGTTGAGAAGTTTATATCCCCATGGTGTCAGTAAATCACTCATTTGTTCGAACCTGCCTTCTTCGCTTTGTTAGCAGGCTTCTTGATAGCCTTCTCGACAGGCTTCTCCTCGACAGGAGCCTTCTCCGGCTTCTTGCCGTAAGGAACCGCACCTGCAGGAGCTTCGCCTTCGGCATACCATCTGGCATCGCCGTTTACGATGTAGATTTCCATATCTATCGAGCCTCCTTTCTTTCGAAAATAAGGGAAGGCTGAAAAGCCTTCCCCGTTAAGTTAATCAAGTCGTCTGAGAGAGAAGAACTACACCCTTGAGATCAATAACTGCACAAGCAAGTCTCTCCTCAGCAAGAAGTGTGACTCTGTTGTAGATAGCATCGTCCTCGTTCTGCTCGTAGAGCTTAACGGCCATGCCGCCCTTCTTCCAAACCTTGACAGCCTCACGAGCTGCAACAAGAGCAGATCCCTGTGTTACAGAAGAGGAAGCGAAGATCTGAACACCCCAGATGGATGTAGGAAGACCGAACGCACCGTTGCCGTAAGCACCTGTGAAATAACCGCCACCGTAATACTGCTTTGAGCCGTCCTTAGCTGTGAGCAGGGCATAAACATCAGCAGGATTGAGGAGAACAACTGAAGCATCATAAGCAGAATCAGCCTTAACCTTGAGAATTGCGTCAAGGATTCCATCTGCGAGTGTCTTAACTGTTCCATCATAAGTAGCAGCACCGATGCCGGATGTGCCAGCGACAGCACCGATGATCGTTGCGTCCTCAACCTTACCGAGCTGGTAGATCAAGCTGTTCTGTACTTCGGAAGCCAGGAAGGAAGCATCGTCGAGGATCTCGTCTGTCTCCTTGATAAATGCAGCAATCTTGGAGAGTGCGAGTGTTGTGCCAGCGAAAGAAGTAGAAACCTGAGGCTTCTTAGCTCCCTGAGCTGTAACAGCAGGTGTACCCTCGAAAGCACCCTGTCTGAAGTATGTGATAGCGTTTCCGCTGATTGTTGCATTCGAGAAGAATGAAGCAACAGGTGTTCTTGTAGGCTGAGGTGCGATGCTTCTGTCGATATCAGCGAGCTGAGGTGCTGTGACCACATCCGTTGCAGCCTTGAAGTCCATGGAAATACCGGACTTTCTGTCTGTCATGTTCTTTGCGAGTTCTGTAAATTCGTCAATCTTGGACATTTTCTTTTCTCCTTCGTTTGTTGTTGTTTCGGCTGTGCCGACTTTTTCGAGAACCGATGCAGCCTTTTCAGCTGTCTCGATCTTTGCTTCGAGCTCTTCAATCTCGGAAGCCAGTGCTTCGCCCTGGGAAATAACCTCTTCGGTCACATCCTCGGACTTGAGCTGAGGCTCCAATTCAAGAAGTGCGCTCTTCTTTTCTGCGAGCTGTTCCTTAAGATTCATCTTCGGGAACCTCCTTCATGTTTTTTATCTTTTCCAGAAGGTCTGAAGCTCTCTTTGAGTTATCGACAGCCTTCGGCTCCTCTGATGCCTCATTGGCTTCAGGTGCAACCTCCTCATCGGGTTCTTCTTCTTCGGGAATATCGTCAACGCGGTCTTCAATCAGCGACTGAAGCATCGCGATGCACTCTTTGATCGTGTCCTCATCGGACTTGCTGTTCCTTCTCCCAGCCTTGACCGCCGTTTCGATAGCGGACTTGATATCCGTGACCTGGGCGTTCTGATTAGCAGGAACCGTAACAACAGAGACCTCATAGACTTCGAGCTCTTCAAGAACATTCATAACGCCGTTCTTTCTCTCTTCGTCGTTCGGATCTCTCCTCTTCAAAGTGTCGTAGGCGAAGCTGAACTGATAGATCGCTCCGCTCTGGACCATCTTTCTGACATCCTGTCCGAGCTGAGTGTCAAGGAAGTCGGCTTCGATATACGGGCCGTTCTCCTTCTCCTCGACTGTATTGCAAGCACCGATCACGGCTGAGAAGTCGTGATTGAAACAAAGAGGGAACGGATGTCCACTCTCCTTTCTCTTCTCGATCGTCTTGGTGAATGCACCGGGCATGATGATGTCGCCATACGAATCAGGAGTCTGTTCGTAGGTACTAAAAAAGCCGGAGATCTTTCCGGCTTCGTCAGCTTTAAGCTGCATCGTTTTGTAGTTCATATATTCCTCCTTACTGGATGATGACTTCCGTGGAACAGTTGCATCCGCATGATTCGTCAGGATCGCCGTTGTCCTCTCCTGGCCAGTGCTGACCATTCGAGAAGTCCGCATCTATCGGAACCCGCTCTCCATTCATAGCCGCATGGCTTGGTCTCGGATTCAAACCTGTTACCCACTCTTTGAGAACGACTCTTCTCGCAACCGAAGGCGCACCGTCTGACTCTGCCTGATGTGCTGCCTCACGGACCGCCCAGGATGAGATCTCCGTGGCTGCGCTTCTTCCGAGGACTTCCGCATACTCTTCGCGCTTGTCGAAGACTTCTTCAAAGTCAGGATCTTCGGAGTCTTCCATGGCAAGTTCGAGCCTTCTCTGTGTCTGTGCATTTATTCTTGAAGCTCTGCCCTGTGCAGCCGCTTCAAGATATGCTCTCGTGATATCCGTGTCATAGGTCCACTCAAGCGCCTCGGCGGCATCCGCACCATGAACATCAGCTATGGAAGTGAGAGCCGGGAGCATATCCTCTGCAAGTTCCCTGTTCCATCTTTCTGAATCGAACCAGTTCTCGGAACCTGCACCGATTCGGGATATCACTGACCGTCTCTGTCTTTTCAGGAATTCCTTAATGACTTCCGACACGGAAGCATCTTCTTCATCCGTGCTCTTCCCCTTGATATGAATCTCGGGGGCCTTGCAGGAAGGACAGTCACAAGCCTTTCTCATTTTCGGAGAGTCATCTTCGCTCGGTCTTCCGACCGGTGCGGGATAATCATAGGCATCCGGCTGTGTGTCCGTCGGACTTGCCTGACCGCCGACTGTTACATTCATCGGAACGATGAGCTCTGCGCCCTGTCCATCAGGCAGCGGAGGAAGATCCATGTCAGCTCTTGCCTCGTCTCTGGTGAGCCAAGGACCACCGACTGCGCTCTGAAGAATGCTTGCCCGCTCTTCGAACGAGCCTTTCAGCTTTTCGTTCAAATCGAAAATGACATATGTGTTTGGTTCTGCTCCGATCTTCGGAAGCAGGAACGAATTGATTCGCTGCTGAAGCATCTGGATAACAGGACCGAGGCATTCGGCATACAACGCGCGAGCATTATCTTTTGAGGAAGCATAGGTCTGCGTCTCACTGTGCCAAATTAAGGAAGGATTGACACCGTAAGCTGCTGCAACACTCTCTCTCGAGAGCTTCACCGACTGCGCCCACTCATATTCCTTGAACGATGCGGAGAACGGTTTGATCTCCATGCCGTCTTCCAAGATCGGGATTGCTCCCGCTTTGGATCCATCACCCTTCCATGATTCGCGGAACATAGTCGCGAAGTTCTTTCTCTGTTCATCTGTCCACGGCTGAACATCCTTCGGTCTAATGATCTGTGCGTTCAGTCTTCCCGATGATCTCCACAGCTGCCGTCTGAACTTTCCCGACTCGACTTGTTCGGATAAAGTCTGCTTCAGTGCCGAGATTGGAGAAAGATAGCCGCCGGGATTTCCCGCCGAATATGTCCTGAACTGAATGAACTCATCACGCGGAACATCGACCGCTGTTCCGCCGTTCTTGGTGCAGATCCTGATCGTGTCCGGCGCATACGACGTTTTGACTTCCGTATTCACTATCCAATCACTCGGGACGATCCTCAACTGATAGCCGCTCTCTGATTCTGCGTCCGGCAGCACCCATACATAGACATTACCGAACACGAAGTATTCGATCACCAGCGCACGGATGAACTCGAACTCGGTCTGATCCGCGTTCGGTCTTCTCAATAACTTAGCGGCAACACTGTCTCGATCTCTGTTTCTCTCGTTCTCTCCGTCTCTGACATATACCTTCAACGGGAGCTGTGCAATCGAGTTGGATAAGAAGTCCACCACCGCGCGAAGGTTGTCCTGCGTCTGATACAGTTCCTTCGCTGTCAAATTTAGGACTGAGGATGAGGCATCACCACCGGCGGAGAGTAGATAGACCGCCGGGCGGCTAAATAGCCTCCATCGTTCAAAAATGCTTGGCATCGTTGCGATACCTCCATTCTCTTTTTTATATGAACATCAAACCTCCGCCATTCGCGTAGGCTGATTCATAGACTTTCTTCTCTTTTTTATTTGTGATCTGCGTCGCTCCGGCAAAAGCCATCGCACACGCCATCAGGGGACTGATATCATCGGGACTCTTGTTTCTGTCGGGAAGCTGAACTCCTCCGCCCAAGTTCCTCATCTGACAAGTCCTTCCCGGTGCATCAAGAACAGGCTGCGGAAGATGGAAACACTTCACACCGCCTCTCGGATCGGTCGGAGAACAAGCAGCGATCGCATCCCAGAATCGGTTCCATCCTGAAGTTAGATCGGGACCGCCATGCGCCATTCTCGTGATACCGTCGATCGTGCAGATCTGCTCTGCAAGTCCTGACACCGGTGCGCCTCGTTCCTGGAACGACAGCTTCATCTCTCCGTACTTTCCCACACGGGCGCGGAACCATTCAACCGCCCACTCCGTGCCGATTCTGCGTTCCGCAAGCTCGACATGATAGTTCCCGTCTTCTCTCATTCCGCAAACTGCGATCGTGGTCCACTTTCTGTCCTGACTCATATCAATGCCCCAGAACAATTCGGAGGCTTCGTCTATATATGACGACTCATCAACTCCACCAAGCCACGCACCGTCCGGGAATGGTTCGGGGAGAATCGTCTCCACTTGCTGACACATACATTCGGATCTGAACTTGTTCTCAGGGAAGGTCTGCCTGTTAGCCAGGAGAGCTCTCTCTGTGAGTCTTCCATACCCGAGCGCAGGGTTCGCCTGAGCCAGTGCTTCCATATCGTTAGTCTCCGCACCGTCAGGACTTGACCATTCGAACCATCCAAGCGAGTCACCATCAACATCGCCACCAAAGTTGCTCGCTTTGGTTCCATTGATCTTCTCTAATGCTTGCGAGCGCAACTGTCTCAAAACAATCGAGTCAGGATCGCCGGCATTCGAGAAGCACATGACCATTCCGTTCGGTTTCGCGTTCGTTGAAGCAACGGCAGCGGACCAAGTTTCCCAGTCGCGATGCTCACGAACCTCATCGAGCATGACCAGATCGTTCGCATCACCACGGCCTGCTCTTCTCGTCGGAGCTCCGACCTTGTATGTTCTCAAACCAGTGAGGACCAGCTTCTTCCCACCATTCCTTCTGGCAACTGTCTGAATCTCGGAAGCAAGAGCCTTGTGTGTTTCTTGTTCAAGGATCACAGCTTCCCAAACTTCTTCAGCCTTATCCATGGAGAGCGAAGTCCCGAAGACCGCCTCCACACACAGCACATTCAGGAAGAACGAAGCAATTACTTTCGATAGCTCGGTCTTCCCATTCTGCCTTGATACCATATTGACGACTGTTCTGTATCTGAATCGCCACTCACTTCCCAGATCTCCGATAATTTCAAGCTCATGAATGAGAGCCCACTCCTGCCATGGATATAACTCCATCTCAAGAATCGTCCTGGCGTATTCGATAGCAGCGAACCCCAGAGATGTCTCAGCCGTCAGCTCCCGCAGGGGAGCCGTCCATACTCTCGGTTCTGTTTTGCCTTTCATATCAACCTACTTTGAATACTTTCCGAAGGTCCTCAAGCTGACACTCGGCCGGAGCTTCATTCTTGTCTCCTTTAATCTTCTTGTAGCCGGAAGCTGTCAGTCCCAGTTCCTTCATGTACGAGAGCGCGAGGCTCTCGCACTCCTGTGCTTGCTTCAGATAAGGATGCGTCGCAAGTGATTTGTTCGGCAACTCGATAACTTGTTCCTCTCCTGACTCGGCAAACTTCTCGAGTGCCACATCCCTTCTGTCAAGAAGAGATGCCAGAACCTCGATCGCCGAATCAAAAGCAGGGCGATAAGTGTCTAACTGCTTCATCGCCTTCAATATTCTGGTCTTGTTGCTTGCCATTTGAACCACTTCCTTGATTATTTTGGGAGAGGGAAAAGAC